GCTGTCTTTACCTTCTTTCACGGCGCGTGCCGCCCAGTCCACACCCTGCTGCGCGGTCTTGCCTGATAAAACCTTTTGGTTCGCGTTGATGGATTGCGCCGAAATGAAAGACGATACAGGTTGATTCGGGTCGGCTCGCAACAGCTTCGGTCCTTCTCCACTGCCTAGAAAGTGCATGACGTAGAGATTTCGAATATTGACAGGGAATCCGTGTTTTTTGAGTAGGGCGGCGTTTTCTTCAACGTAGCGGGTTGTCATTTCGCGGGAAAGCGCAGGGTCTCGCTTCAGGGCTTTAAGCTGCGCGTTAGTTTTGCCATTGGCGATGTCAGGCCGGTATTTCCGTACCATGTAAAACCAAGTCGAATCTATGAACTGCCCAAGCCCTTCAGCCGTGCTTTTTTTGTTTTTGATGTTTGGGTCGTTTCCTGATTCATAACCGATGATGCGGCTTACGGTATCTTGAACTGGATTTCCTGTCTGCGCCTGCGCGGAATTGATATTGACAGGTATGCGGATTGTGTCGCCGGGCTTAAAGTTGGCGGTGGCGTCCTCGATGATTTGGTCTTGGTACGCCTGCTCGATTTTTTGGCGCGCTTTGACAACGGTTTCGCCGTGCGCAAATGCGCCGTATTGGATGGCAAGGCGGCGGGCTTCGGCGTAGTCGCCTTTGTCGATTTTGTCGTCGATTACCTGACTGATTGCCTTATCCGAAGCGTCCATGACTTTCTTCTGCATGGTTTCACTATCCCAGCCATACAGGTCTTGAAGTCCTCTTGCTGCTGAAATGGCGCGGTCGATGGCTGCGTCCCGTTCTTCGTCCGTCGTGGAGAGTGAAAACGAATTGGCGGCTAATTCGATTTGCGTGTTGAGCGATGTGTCTTTCCATTTCCGCCCCTCCGTCAGCAAATGTTCGCCGGTTTTGTTGCGCAAGGTTTGTCGGATGCCGTCAAGACGTTGGGTAAACAATGCTTTTTGCACGTCGTTTTTCAGCGTGTCTTTAATCGCGTTGGCGTGTTCCATCAGGTAGCCGTCGTATTCATCGACCAATGATTGACCGTTCGGGCGGTTTAGTGCGTTCTCGCCGCGCAAATTTTCATAGCCGTTATTGGGATTGACGCGCAAATCCTGCTCGAATGCCTTTACTTGCGCCAAGGCGTTATCGGTCGCAAGTTCATTCATTTCCGCAAGCATTTTCATCTGCGCGTTTACAACCTCTTGCCCTGCTGAAAATGCCTGATTTCCTGCGCGCGTTACCTCTACGCCAACATCGGGAAGATTTGGCGCGGCAAAGTTTGCTGACGGCGCATTTGCTACGCCGACGCTAAATTCGTTTGATGTCGGTACTCTCATTATTTCCACCCGTTATTCATGGCGTATAACCCGTAAATCGGGTCGTCAGTTTTCTGTTTGCTTTGGAACGCACCCTGTTTCTTCAGGGTGTACCAATTTTGCGCGACCTGACTGGCTCCTGTGAGCATGGTGTTATGCGTTGCAAGCAGCGGCGAAACCCCCGCTTTCTGCGCCCGTGCAAATAGGGCTTGGTTTTGATTTTGAACGCCCTGTAAGCGGTATCCCCACGCCTCGGCAACTGCGTTTTGTTCGATTTGGTCCTTATCGACCTCTTTCATAAATTCAGTATCTGCCAAAAGCTCCACGGCGTTCTCGCTGGATAAGTCCACGCCGTTCGCAGCCAGTGCTACACGTTGGGAACTTTTCAGACGGCCTGATTTAATTCCAAGCGCGGCTATCTGTTTATCGCGTTGAAAGAAAACGTTTTGCGCCTGCCGTTCGTTATTCTTGGCGTTCATCTCCGCCATGAATGCTTGAAGCTCCGCATTTCTGCGGATGGAACGGGCGGAATAAAACGCGCCCGCAACCTGACCGATTACGCCGATTCCCTGTGTAGCGAGGCCGGCATAATCGCCGAATTTATTCCAATCAATAGAAGAAGAACTCATGATTAAACCTCCTGAATTTAGGAATTTAACCATGAGTTCTTTGTTTTATATGCAGGCTTTAACCGACCGAAAACTCGGCGGATACCGACAGAACGGTTAACGGTAGCGGGTTATGCTGTTTGACCTGCATCAATCCGTCATCATCCCATTGTCCGCCAATGTTGATTTCAATTATGCCGGTCTTTGGTCTGGTCGGATGGCTGAATACCTCTGTCGTCCGTTGCTTGTATTCATACATCTTGCCGCCGTAAATACCCGCAAGAACAGCAACAGATTCATACACCCGCAACCAAACCTTGTTCAGGCTCTTTGTGCGCCCCTGCCCCATTGCCGCATCAACCTGAAAGGCAAGCGGAAGAGTGGTTATAGACGCCTCTATCGGTAAGCCGACGCTGATAACTGACGCTTCGATTCCGTCCGGTAAGTGAATCGTGCCGTTTGATACGACTGTTTTCGGCATGACGTTTCCGTCGGCTAGAACACAAACCGTCTTACCCTCCAAAAGCCCAAGATTGCTTACTGTGCTTATGGGATTCCCGCGATAAGTCAAACCGCCGTCCATGAAGTAGTAGTCTTTCTGGGAAGTGAATTTTCTCGGCTTCATACGCTCGACGTATCGTAAATCTCTGCCGTTTACATGGCGGCGGACGATAGCGTACAGAACATCATCTTCGCCCTCTGTGACTGACGTTACACTTTCAAAATGACCGTCAGTATCGTGTTTGTGCCATGCGCCAATACTTTGTTCGGGCAGGTATGTCAGCCCCAAAAGCGTTCCGTCTGACGATACGCACCACACAATCGGAAACGGCGGTTTCTGCAAACACATATCCGTAACTTTTTTACCATCAAACAGGTGGCTTGAGCGTATGGAAATATCGCCAGTGATATAGCCGTTTGCCTGCCAGTTGTAGGCAAGTTCTCGAACATGTCCGCCGCGCGCCGCCGCGTAAATCAGCGAGTTATTGGCGATGACGGGCTGAACCATAGACGACCCGATGTAGGATTGGGGCGATACTGAAATTGACGATGGTGTCAGGTAGTCAGTGTTCAAGGTGTTGACGTTCCATTCTGCGCTGCCAGTCATCAGAATCATTTTATTCAGCGGGATAATATGCTGAATCATGCTTGCCTCACGCGAAGCCAGCTTGAAAGAGATTCGGTCGTCGTCCTTTATTGGCAAGGAATAGCTAAGGTTGCTTTCCGTCCCTGTCTTCGTCATCCATACTTGCAGCGGTTTTTCTCTGGTGCCGGCAAATACTCGCCGCTGCTGGAAGTATGAAACAGCAGACGGGAAAGAAGACTGGGTTATAACGGCTCGCTCAAATTCAATGTTCTGTGAGATGCTTTCGCCTTTCAGAATCATGCTTGGCTTTTTGTAACCATAACCGCGAGAGGTTATTAATACATCCACCATTTGCCCATCTTTAATAATCGGATTCGCTGTCGCGCCTGCTCCACTCCCCTCCTCATCTCCGATCAGGATTGAGAAGTTTTGAGACAGATTCCATTTAATCGCAGCATGGATAATAGTTCTTGTGTACTCCTCCCACTCGTCAGCAGTGCCGGCTTTTTTCTTGTAAATCTTTAGCCTAGGATTGGTGTATCCACTACCAGGACTTAGAACCTCCATACTCTTTAATTTATAGCCAAGAAACGCCAACGACAAGACAGCCCCGCTTCCCGTCTTGTCTTCAAGCTCGATTTTGTAAGTGACGGTTCCTACTACATTGTCGATGTAGGTATTAAACGGCGTTCCGGTAAATACTTCTTTGCCGCCAGCATTTGAAAACAAGGTTGTATAACTGCCCTCGCTCTCGATTGCCGGCGCAACAATTTTTCCGTAATTGGGGATTGTGATTGGCTTCACGCCGACAAACGAATCTATCCCGCCCTGCAAAAAGATGTTGTCGTAAATCGGCGGTGTTGCAGACGTGTCTGCGGCAATGTTGTCGTCAATAAAGTGCAGTTCGTTTGTTTGCCCGATGTAACCAAAAATGCCGCTTGTGCGTTTGTAGATTTTGTAACGCCCTGCGCCGGCAACCGGTTTCCACTCAATGCGATTATGATTGCCTGTAACGTAGACGTTATTGTTTATCGTGATGATTTCCGAAGTTTCCGATTCGGAATTTAAACCGTCATTACTGACTGCTGTTACGCAATACTGGGTGTTGTAATAAACTTTGTTCGGGTTGCCTGCATCTCCGCCTTTGTGTGCTTGACCCGTTACTCCTTTTGGTGATTCAATCGCTGCGCCAAAAGTAATGGGCTTAAATTCCCATTGCTTTGCAGACAGGCGGCGCAGTTCGCATGGATAATGGTTACGATGCACAAGCGTCATCACGTCGCCTGACTGGACGTAATGCACGTCGAAAATCTCGTTTTCATTGTATGGGCTGGAAATTTCGTAGGGCCGCCCTTCGTCATTCAACAACGTCGCTCCGTTGGTGTGGAAGCGGAAGTACCCCACGCCCATTTCGATTGCAAATGATTGGTCGTTTGAAAACTGGAATGGAATCAGGCGTGCTTTGGAATAATCGTTACGCGCAACATTCACAAACTCAAATCCCGCCCGATTCTCTGCTGAGCCATCGGGGCGAATAACAAAGTTCCGACACTCGGAAAGCCCGTTCCGATAATACGGGTCTTCGATACGCCCAAACATATTTGGCGAAACTTCGCCGCCGATAAATGACTGTTGTAGAAGACGTGTATTTGCCATTACTGCCTCGCTAATATTGCCGCCGGTGTAAATTCGATTTGTTGTGAGAATTGCCGCGCGTCGTTATTTTTCTCCTGCGCAATCAGGCTTTGCACTTGTGATTCGCACATGGCCGCATACTGCGCACCGGTATCGCTTTTGATGATTGCGCCTGCTAGCATTGCCGCCAGCTTCCAAGACAGCGCAACAGTGAAAACGGGCGTGAATAGATGTGAATTTTGAACGCGCTGTGTGTAGCGAATAATCGCATTTTCAGTGTTTGCCCAAATAATTCTATGCCCGTCTGCGGTCGTCTCAAGGGCGTGATTGATAGACAGGCAGTCAACATCATTGGCTGCTGATTCGGGGAATATGCTTATAATTTGCAGGCATTCCGTTGGTACCGCATAGCAGAACCGCCATTGTTTTGAATCATGTTTCAAAGTGGCGAGCGGTTCGCGCCTCAATGCAAAATCCCATGCGTGAGCCTCTAACAAAGTGTCACGCGCTATCGGATAGAATCGGGCGCAATACTCCGCCTCGATTGAGTTTTCGGGCGGGTCTATGCTTGATACGTCTGCTACCTGCCCGATATGGCTTAATGCCAAATTGCAAATATCGATTACTGAAGACATTTTTTTTCATCCATTAAAAAAGGGCGGTTTCCCGCCCTTGTTCCGTTTCTTTATGCTTCGTCGCTGGATTCCAATAAGGCTTTCAGGGTGTCTTCGCCTGCGTTGCCATGATAGTCAATACCACGTTCATCCAAGAGGGCTTGAAGCTACTCTTTTGTCAGATTGTCGTATTTTCCGCCTGTCGGCTCTTGAATCTGCTCTTCTTGTCCGAGAGGGCTAAACCATGATGCAGTCAGGCCATCTTCCACTTCAAAAGTGTCACCCTCTTCTCGGATTTGGCCGTAAAAGCCTCGTTTAATAGCTACCACTTTCATTGTTTGCCGCTCCATACTTTACGAGATTCGGGCATCGGCTCGTTGTTTTGCAAGCCGCTGACGATTGCTGCGTTGATTTTGCCTGCTGTCATTGAACCTGTGACAGCGTAATAGGCACGGATATATCGGCGGTGTTTTATCGGCAAAGGCAGGACGTATTGCGCGCCCGCTTTTAGGTCGGCTGCCGCAATGGTGACACCGGTAATGACGTTCGCGAAGTTCGTGTTGTTTTCGGAATCTTGCAGGGCGATAGTCAGCGAGCCGCCTGTAAATGCTTCAGGAACGGTAAATACGGCGTACAACGGAGATGGACCATTGCCAAGATTCGGGTTTTTCAAACCAAAATCAACAACGTTGGTTGAGGCGGCAGACGTGGTTACGGCTTGTTTGATGGACAGTTCCAATAAAGAATCAATAATCATTTGTCGCTCCTTATTTCACGCGGGCTTCAGTGGACAACAGGGAATCGGTAACGCGGACCGGCACGCCCTCGCCGTCGCCGAAGTGAGTTACCAACTTGCCGCCAACTTCGCGCTGGGTAATGGTGTGGTTTGCGCTTGCTGCAATTTGAGCGCGCAACATACGACGCAATGTGCGGTTCATGTAGAACGCCGGACGGCCTTTCAGGTTCGGAACAAGCTCCAAAGCGTCAACCATCAATTCAGGCAGGTTAGGACCGGTTTTCAGTGTTTTATCCAGTTTTTTGACGTCGATGTTCGCAATGCGGACAACGTAACGCCAGTCGCGGACGCACAAGCCGTTTTCCCAAACGTATTTGCTTTCGTGGGCTTCGTAGCGGTTTCCTTCGTCGTCATTGACGGTAACGATACCCATGTCTTTCTTTTGCAAACCTGCTTTTGAGCCTTTCGGGTAAATGCAATGGACGGTATCAACACCCCATACAACCAGCCAAATAGAGGCGTTGTCTGCACCCTCGCCGCCGGCGTCGATGATGTTGCGGCCATTTTCGGCAGACTTGTTTGAGAAGCGCGGCGCGAAACCCATGAAACGTTCAGGATTGATGTTGCCGTCTTCATACCACAATGTATCAGCCATTTTTTGGCCCATTGATTCGATGCACGGGGATTCTTCGGACATCAGCCACTGGG